GCTTTTGGGGATACTGCTCGCGCTAAAATACCCGCAAATCAAGGGTCTAGTGGGCGCGCAGACCTACCCGCTGGTGCGAGATACCACACTATGCACGTATTTCGAGCACCTTGAGGCGATGGGAATGCAAGAGGGCGACGCGTGGAGTTTTTGCAAAACGCAACGAGCGTTGAAGTTCAAAAACGGCTCAGAGATTATGTTTCGACACTTTGACGAGCCCGATAAATTAAAATCGCTAAACTTGGGGTTTGCGCAAATTGAAGAGATGTCAGATGTGCCAAAAAGCGTGTTTTTAATGCTTTTAGGTCGGTTGAGGCAACGAGTGCAACCGTCGTGGAAAAATTTTCAGTATCGACTTTTTGGACACACCAACCCCGAAAGCCGAAAAGGCTGGATTTACGAGACATTTGCGCACACAAGCGCCCCAAATTATCGGCTAATTATCGCCCCGACGACGCAAAATATATACCTGCCAAAAGGGTTTATTGATGAGCTTCGACGGTCGTATGATGAGGATTATTTCACGCAAAACGTGCTTGGGGAGTGGGTAGAAAGAGATGAGGCGCTCGTCGTCAAGGGATTTTCATCGCAAAACATCAGAACCCTCGACTACGACGAGCGCCTAGACCTGCACATAACTTGCGATTTCAACGTCGACCCCATGTCGTGGCTTATAGCGCACAAAACCGACGAAAAAGTCTATTTTATCGACGAAATAATCCTCGAAAACACAACAACGGCGCTGGCGATGGACGAATTCATCCGCCGATACCCTTGCCACAAAGGGCGTTTAGTCATCAACGGCGACGCCTCGGGCGACAACAGAAGCTGCACATCAGAATTCACAAACTACGCACTAATGCTGCGCAAACTCAAGCTGCACGGGTATGACGACGTTTCTATCGAAATACGAAATTTTAACCCGCCGATAAAAAACCGAGTCACGGCGTTTAACACGTTAATCCGCTCAAGCGCAGGCGAGTCAAGAGTTTTCATCGACCCGAAATGCGAAAAGCTAATCTACAACTTAAAAAACCTGCGCTACCGCACCGGCACCTCGCAAATCGACACGCCAAACTACCACCAAATCCGCAAAAATCGAGAACTAAAATTCCTCTCGCACCCGTTCGATGCGGCGTCGTACCTCGTGGAATACTACTTCCCACTTGCGATTTGAGCAATTCTTTTAAAAAAGTCGCGCAAAATTAAACATATAACTTGAATTTTACGTGAACTTCCGTCCTGAAAACCCGCACCAGTAGAGGAATACAAAAAAATGAAAAATCCCAAATTTTTGCCAATTGAATTTTCGCCAGAAAATGGCAAATTTACAAACATGCACTACATCCCAGAAATTGCAAACCTGCTGCTTTGCAACGCTGACGAGCTTTTTGACACTTTTTTTGAGTTTCACGACGACAATAAAATCGAAAAAACTGTCGAGCTCGTAAGAAGCTACGCACCGCACTTTTGGGCAATCGTTGACCCCAAAACGCTTGACCTCGCTGGCGTTGCGTATCTGTACGACTGGGTAGGAAACGAACGACTTTGGTATAGCACAAAAGTCTCGACGTGTTTCGCCCGCAAATATTGGGGGAAATTCGCTCACAGAGCGGGAAAGCTCTTTTTAAGATACGCATTCGCAAAATACAGATTAGTAAAAATTTGCGCCGAGGTTTTTGACCTAAACCCCTATCCCAAAAGGCTTTTAGCAAACTTGGGGTTCAAAGAAGAATACAAAAAACCGACCGCAACAGTCGCAAAACACATCCCAGTGGGCGTCTTGGGCTATTCACGCATCACCAACCGCAGAGGCATAATGACGCACGAAAATCCGATAAGATAGACGACTACTGGGTTTTCGCCACATATGTGAGCGTGGAAAGGACCCGCCAGCTCGAGGCGCTGCGGATTTTTCTTAATAAAAAAATCATTGAAAAAACTTGGGAAATTATCGGAAAAATTTGAGGAAAAATCAAAAGAAAAAGGGCGCAATCCGTCTCAAGACGGGTTGCGCCCTTAGTACAAAGGAGCTATTATGAACTTTTTAAAAAATTTTAAAGAAAAAATCGTAAATTCCGCACACGACGCCGTTTTTGAGGCAGAAGAAATCTTTGGCAGCGGAGGCGGGAGCGCCAAAAAGCGCGCTGCGATAGAGTTTGTGACAAAGGCATTGGCGCTCCCGCCGTTCATAGAGGACATCATTGCCTTTTTTCTGAGCGCATTCATCGACGCAGCAATCGAAACCGCGGTGAAAACATTACCTCAAAAAACGCCAGCAGAGCAAGTCTTGGGGGATTAAAATGAAAAACGGAGAGGAAAAAGCGCAAAGCAAGCACAAGGACGCGCCTCATTCCTTTACAACACAAAAAATATTTTTTCACAAAAAAAAAGCCCCAGCGGAAGCCATAAATGGGCTGGGGCTAAGACCTAAGCTCTTAAATGTTGCGTAATAAGAGACATTAAAACAGGTCTTTCAGAATAAATATTAACTTTAAACCTAGGTTCTGGACAAAAACTGCAAAAAACGCTAGAAACGAGACGAACGCAATCAGTTTTTGTGCCTCAGGAAAAACAACGCGCATTTTTTTGCTGCGTTCTTTTATCCCCTCATACTCCAGAATGTGCGGCTGAACGGGCAAATGTGCCTCAAGTTTTTCCAACACATCCGCAAGCTTGACTTTAATCAAGTAGAGATATGAATCTTGGTTGAGCAACCAGAGGAAGCTCACCGCCATCCCTGCGAACGAAAAAACAATCGTAGCTGGGCACACGGCGTTTTTTTGATACTCAAGCGCCACTGATAAAAGAGCAGCGATTATGAGCTCAAGAACAATGTAAAAACGGTTTATCAAAAAGGTTCTCTCAACGAAACGGTCTTTAGAGTCGATATAGGCGACATATTGTTCCGCCAGGATTTTTTGATATTCCATGTTTCCACCTTTCGAAATAATAATACCACCAAAAAGACATTCGGTCAAGCACTAATTTTATGAACAACAAAAAACCCCTAACCCCGCACCAAAAGCGGTTTGCGTACAATTACGCGCAAAGTTTAGACCCGACAAAATCAGCCGTAAACGCAGGCTACAAGGCGACCACAGCCAAAGAAAGAGCTAACGAATTACTAAAAAATCCGCAAATTCTGGATGAAATCCACGCCCAGATTGATTTTGCGGCAAAAACATTAAGAATAAATAGCGCATTTATTGTAAAGAAATTGTTACAAATCATATCTAATACCAGCGAAATTGAGCCAATAGTGGACAAAAGCGGAGTGCCAACTGGCGCAAACAAGCTCAGAGACGCCGCCGTAGCCTTGCGGGCAGTTGACTGCCTATCCAAGCTGTTCTTGAAAGAAAGCGACGAAACCCCGCTGCCAATAAGCGAAAACGGGGTACGAATTATGTGCATTGAAAACCTAAACGATGAAAAAATTTAAATCTTCGCCTTTTCTCGTTTTACTTTTTGAAAAAGCCCCAAAATCCACGCATAGCACGCTCTAGCTCTTTTTTTAGCACAATATTTTCCGCCTTGAGCTCGTTGTTTTCATTTTGAAGCCTAAAAAATTCATTCTTCCAAAACTCGGCGTTATCTTTATTTTCTTTTTGTAAATCTGCTAAAAGCTCGTATTTACCTGCTTTTGCAGATAAATCAGAAATTAATTTTGCAATTTCAAGAGTACCGCCGCCAGAGAGTTGAGCGCCTTCTGACGACCCGAAAAAGTCGTCTACACGGCGGTTTTGCTCCTCTTGAGCAACATTTGTGAAGTTTTCTTCACAATTACTAGAAAATTCTACATCAATTACAGGATTTTCTTGTAAATTATCGTAATTTGTTTGATTTTGCTTAGAAACCCTATTTCGTCTGGATTTGAGGTTATATTCTTTAATTTTTTCCACCTCATTACAGGAAATTACAATAACCCTTCCTGATGGGCTGTCCTCTGTTTTCAATTTTCCCCGCTCGATCCAAGAATAAACAGAGGACTGGCTCATAAGTAGCGTATCTACTGCCTCTTGGACGCTTAGTTTTAAAATTTCATCTTGATTTTTTGTCATTTTCTTCCCTCATTTTATTGGAATTTACAAGAAATTCCTGTAATATTCCAGTTATTTCCAGAAATTTACTAGAACTTGACATCATTATACCATGCTTGATAAAATTTGGCATGTAAAAACTTAAAGTCATGCTTTTTTGATACTTTTCGCAACATTTGGCTAAGATATGCTAAGTGCGACAAGAAAAAAGGCAACATTAAGAAAAAAACAAAAAAGAGGAGAAAAGCCAGAGCTAAAGCATTTTAGCGCAAGTCAGAAAAAGAGAAACTAAAACATCTAAAAAAAAAATAAAGTGTTTCCTCGTCGAACAAAGAAACACCAAAATTAAAAAACCTATCTTTATTATACCATCTTTTTTCGACGTGGCAAGGTTTTTTTATCTTTTTTTCTGTAATTTACAAGAAATTCCAAAAAAACCATGTAAATCGTGATTTTTCGCAGGATTACAAAAAAACATTTCTTTACAAAACGGCGAAAACTCCCGCGTGACTAGAAAAAAGTGGAGAATTAAAATGTGGGAAACTTATCCGCAACAAACGCAAAAAGAGTCGATTGACGCTCAAAACCAAAGCCAGCAAGCAAATTTGAAGCTAGCGCAAGACCCTCGAGAGACAATAGTTCCGATAAAAGCTGGGTTTACGCAGTTTGAAGTGATAAATGCAATTTACGATAGCAAGATTTTATCAACCGTAAAACTCACTGCTGGCGCTCGTTTAGTGCTCATTTCACTCGCAAGACACTACAACCCATCCAACGACGAATTTTTCCCATCATACGCCTGTATCGCAAGCCACACGGGGGTTTCAAAAAAATCCGTCGAGCGCGCAATCAAAGAGCTTGTTGGCGCAGGGCTCATCACCTACAGAACCGAGAAAGTCAACCGCTACCGCTTTACTGGCCGTTTTTTTGCCAGCGTCAATTTGTCTGTCAACCAGCGTCAAAATGACGGTTCGCCTCAACGTCAAAATGACGGACAAACAAATAACATTGAAAAAATAAATAACAATAAAAATGTTATAAATTTTTCTTTAAAAAG